GACAAATTCTTAACTAAAAGACTTTGCCCACTTGTTGTTGTCGCGTTAACCATATTGGTTGTCGCGATTCTAACTACTTTTAAGTCAATCCCGTAATCTAGAAAGTTAGCAGCTGGGTAAAAATGCTCAGCAGCAATATTCGTATTTGCGGGTTCCCCGAATGAATCTACAAGTCCTTTATTAGAACTTATTGTAGTAACTTCTTCAGCTGGACCCCAACCGAAAAACCCACAATATGCTCCTGTCGAACTTGAGACCGCAGGAATAACATTAGTAGCATCTATTTCTTGAACCTGAACTCCAGGCGAAACTTGAAATGCCATGTTTATTATCTCCTAAAAATTTATATTTCGAAATATAATTTTATTATTAAAGTTAAGATGAGAAAATCTCATCATTACCTAGTATTTATAATTTAGTAAACTTTTACATCATCAACTACGGTCCAAACATCTCCACCTTCTTTATAAGTTTCAGGACCACTTGAACCATCATCAATAATACCAAAAGGAACCATTTCATCTTCAATCATTTGTTGTTGTTCATCATACAACATTTTCTTTAATTCTAAATCTGTTAAACTCTGAAAAAACGGAGTTGTTACAAACCAAGAAAAAAGGACTAAATTCATAACTAAATCGTCATGATTACCACCGTCTGCCTCATAGGATATACCTTTAGCGACGAATGTTACTAATTCGTTAATTGTAAACTTATCAATTATTCTTAATTTATTTTCTTCCATAAGTTCTTTAAGAGTAGAACAACCGATTTGTTTAACTTTTCGTGTCATTGTTACACCTATTCCACTAGATTTTACTGTAGATTGTGTAAATACATTGGGATATTCTATGTCGTAATGAAGACTATTACATACTATCTGACCTTGATCATTGTTTTCAACTACAATTAATGCTTCATTATACATATTAGCATATTTAGCTATTACATCTGGAAATAAAAGTGGAGATATCATATTATCCCGAAATATACCCACTTGTTTGAAAGGTTTCTCTGATATATCAAATATTGAAAATGTAGAATAGTCTTGTCCACGACCTCGAGCCACATCAACTGCCATAATATATTGAGAATCTTTTTTAGGTTCTTGATAAAGATATACATTCTCTCTATTCCATAAAGGATCATGACCTTGTAATCCTAATAAACAATTCGCACTGATTAATGTATTACCTGTTCCTAAAAATGAGTTCCCAAATTCTTGTTCAAATTGTAATTCAGAGGTATTGGCTATTGTTTGTTTTTTCCACTTTTCATCTCTACCCGGAACATCCCACCAATTAACTGTAAATGGTTGATACTCATTTTTACCATGTTCAGCCCCTTCGTATAGTTTATGATACATATTTCCAATGCCATTAGCTGTAGAAGTTATAATAACTTTAGATTTGCCACCTGATGTTACAACCGGATATGTAGATGTATAAAATTGTTCAGCATTATCTACGAATGCGAACTCGTCAAGATATAGTAAGTTAACTGAAAGACCACGAATTGAGTTTGCTCCAGTAGCTGAGGCTATAATTCTACTATCATTTTCGAATTCGATTGAACCTTTGTTTAATGTCTTTGTTCCTGGTTGTAAGAAAAATGGAACATGCTCTAACATTGTTGTAATCCTCGCTAACATTTCTCTAGCTGTTGAGCCTTTGTTCGCTAATATAGCAATTGTTTGTTCTGGTTGGAATAATAGATACCAGATGAGATAGGCACATGCTGTAATAGATTTTCCTGACTGTCTACAAGCCAATACAATACTAAAACGACTCTCATCAAAATGAGTAATTAAGTCTTCTTGATAATCATAAAGTGAAAATGGAACTAAACCTTCATCTAGAGATATAATTTTAATATAATTCTCTATAAAATACACAGGATTTTCCATGCATTTTTTGTATTCTAGAATTTCTTCTTCTGTCCATTGTGATTCAACGCCAGCTCGTTTGACATTGATATTCCCTAGATAACCTTCATTCTTGTGCATTTCGTTTTAACAACTTTTGTAATTCAGCTGATGAGCCTACAAAAAGATTATTTTGAACTTTATCTGGAGCATTGCTGTCTTTGTCTAGTTCTTTCATCTTAGCCTGCAAGTCAATTAGCTTTTCTGTTGTTTCTCCTACTGTCTTAATTAGTTGTCCAGCAACTTCATAAACTCTAGGGTGTTCAGATTCTTTTGCTATATCTAAAATACCTTCAATAGCATCTTGTCCTCTTTCAACAAGGCCATAGAATATTTCTCTAGAGTATTTGTAGTCATTACCCTTATCTTGTTCATTAGATGTTAATGTGGGTAAGTTTTTTTCTACTTTGACAATTTCTCCCTGTATATCAAGAAGTTCGTCTAATTTTTGATCGACTTTACTCATAATAAGTATTTATAACTATTTGGGATCGCTAGATTTATCGTCTGAATATGTTACTGTAGGTTGTTCGAACCAATCTGTTACTTCATTGTATGTTATATCATCATCAGCTTCAGCATCTTGAGGAATAGGAGTTACGACTTGTTGAACAACTCTACCCGCATTATCTGTATCTGAAATTTTACCACTACCCGTTTCCATATAAGTTCTAACTTTAGCTGTTCTAATAACTTCTGAATCTGTCACTGGTCCATATATGTAGTTCTTCATAGTAAATTCTAATGTATAGGTTAATGCTTGTCTTGTTTCTAAATCACCTTCGTATGTATCTTCTTGACTAACACTTGTTAGAATAATTGGTATATCTCTTTTATCACCCATTGCAGGCACTGTATTAATTGTAACTGTATAATCAGGTGTAAAGTATGGTAATATTTGTTCTACAATTTGTAATCCATCGTCTGTATTTTTTACTAAAACACTTAAAGTAAAACCTAAATTATATGGAGCTGGAGAATATTGGTAATTCATCTTTTGAGGATTACTTGAATCAGCTTTTCTTAATTGTGTTTTCTTTGTTAGTTTTCTTGTGCTATCGTATTCAATAGAAGTTAATTCGAAACCCATTCTTGGTAATGTGATAGCTATGGCTTTAGCTGTTGGATCTAATGTAGATTGTAAACGAGCTATCCATCTAGAACGAGGTCCATATGCCAATGGAACAGGTATTATTTTTCCGTCTGTTCTCTCAACTGTAATATTATTAAATAGTGTTCCAAATACTGAAACAGCTCTTTTAATTGTTGAATGATAAAAATGATTTCCTAACATTATGTAGCATCTCCAAATGGATTAGATTCTGAGAAATCTATAATTCCGTCAGCATCTGTTTCTATGTCTAAGTTAAACGCTCCTGGGTCGTTTGACATTTCTTGAGTTTCACCTACACTATTAACACTTCTTCTAGACGCTAAACTATCTTCTAGAACTATGTTATCATGTGATGTAGTATCACCCATACCTGATTCTAATGATATAGCTTCACCTTGAGTAAATGTTTCAAGTTGAATATTATCTGTTCCTGTTTCTCCGTCTGTTATATAACTTGGTAACTCTACTCCAGCTGTTCCTGATTCAAAGTCAATATAGTATCCTTCTTGACCTGTTCCTGATAAAGTTATCTTATCGTTGTCTAAGGAGTCCTCAGCGAGTATATTACCTTCTGTTGTGTCTGTAAGAACAAATGATTGATATGTGTCTGTTGTATCATTAGATGATATCTTACCTATAGATAATTTATTTGTATCTTCACTCCAAGCCGCTACTGTTCCTTTAATAATAACCGTATCTGTAATCATTTGTGAAACTTTTTCACCTACAACAAAGTCTCTTAGAGTTGGTGTATTTGCTAATGTCAATGTAGTAATAGCACCTGTCGCGAGATCCATATCTGTATCAATCGCTTCGATATTAGTATCAAAATCTTCACCAGAGTATTCATAAAGATCACAACTGAGTTTAAATGTATAGAGTTTACCTAATTGATAGAAAGTATTTTCATGTTCTACGAATTTTATTTCAAATAAACTGTTTGATAAAGGGAAATATACTAAGTCACCCTCATTCGGTCTTAGTCCTGTAGCTAGATTAGTATCTAATGAAACGAATCTTTCCCAACTTCTTCTTGATAAAACAAAATGTGCTGATTCTCTAGTTTCAATACCAAACTTAGAATACAACTCACCTTCACCTTCAAAACCATCATTTC